TGAAACAGTAACTATAAATCGTGAGATTATAGCAAATCATCTAGCATATGCATATTTGTATATGTTTTTAGTAGCAGATAGAGGAGGCATTTGATGAGAATTGAGAGATCAGGAACTCAGCATAAAGCGAACAGAGTTTTAAGAGATCAGGCAATCAGTGTTGGAGTTGCTGAGGATGCAAAGGGGCATGGAGCTCATAACTGGTCAACTGAAAAGCCGGCTTATGCAGGGACTTCGGTTAGTGCAACCAGGGCTGAGAAGAGAAGATATGAGAAGGAAAACAGTAGAAATCAGATATACACCCTGAACGCAGAACAGGTTCGTAAGTTGAAAGAAGATGCGACTGTGGAAGCTGCAAGAACGGCTTTTCTGCTTATGTTAGGCATTCCCATTTTGATGTTCAAGGATCATTTTGGAAAGCTGATGAAAAAAGAAGAAGATGGCAAAAGCAGAGAGGAACGCTTTGCAAAGTACTGTCTGGATTTTTACAGTCAGTTTGATGCCGGATTTTATGACCTGGATGATATAAAGGCTGTACTTAAGCAGGAATGTGATATAGAGCTTGAGCCTCTGTATAAGAGCATGAAACAGCGCATTGTATAGAGCTGGAAAGGTGGTAGCTTATGACAAGAGAAATGATCCGTGAAAAGTACGGGATAGTTCGACTTGAACCGCCGGAGATTGCGAACAGAACGCTGTCTGATGAAGAAGCAGAAGCTTATGAAAATGCGGTCAGAAGGACGGTTGAAAACTTTGAAGCCTTGTGGAATGAAGATTATTCCGGTGACATTGATTGAAGAAGGATAAGAGGCAATGAGAAGTTCTGATTTTGAGAAGAGAGCCAAAGATGCAGTTGTGGAACAGCTGTAAAAAGAAAAAAAGAGAAAAAAGAACCATGATACAGATTTTAGAATTGTTCGGCGGGATAGGTAGCCCACGTTGCGCATTGCGCAATATCGGCATACCAGTAAAAGCCATTGACTATGTAGAGATAGACGAAAAGGCAGTACGTTCTTATAACGCAATGTTTGCGGACGAGTTGCCATATAAAACGCAAAGCGTTGTAGGCTGGAATTTAAAACCAGATATTTTAATACACGGTAGCCCTTGCCAAGACTTTAGTATAGCAGGACACCAAGGAAAAGCGACGGCAGAGGCAGGACGGATAAACAGAGGCAAGGGAGCAGACAAAGGTAGCGGGACACGTTCAAGCCTTATGTGGGAAACAATTCATATTATAGAACAGATGGGAGAATGGAAACCAAAGTACGTAATATGGGAGAATGTCAAAAATGTATTAAGTCGCTATATGCGGGTAAATTTCAACTTGTATTTATCAGAAATGGAACGGCTGGGATATAGTAGCAATTTTGAAATACTGGACGCAAGAGAGTTTGGTTTACCGCAAGCAAGGGAAAGAGTTTTTACAGTATCTGTACTAGGAAAAGAACAATTTTCTTTTGATGATTTGATAAAAATGCCCATGAAAGATATAAACGACTTCCTGCTACCAGATGCGCCGCCAGTGTATGACGTAACACAGCCGAGCGTTTTAGATGCAATCGGAAAGAAAGGAATACGACGGGCAACAGTAATAGAGGATTGTGCTTTTACAATTACCGCAAGGCAGGACAGAACGCCAGCACAGGTAATAGATATGGGCGGCGGGCGCTACAGATACCTTACAGAGCGGGAGTGCTGGCGCTTGCAAGGCTACACAGATGCAGACTATGAGGCGGCAGCAGCAGTGCATAAAAGAGTAGGGCGCTACACAATGCCACTGTATAAGCAAGCGGGCAACAGCATACCAGTACCGATTTTTGAGAGTATGTTTAGAAAAATACTACTGGGAGAAACGGCAGAAAGCGAGGTGAAAGCATGGGAATAAAAAGAACAGTAAGCACAGAGATACACTGCGATATATGCGGCGAATACATAGACGGCTGGTGCAGCACAAGAATTGGGGTAAGTATAGAATGGGCTAAATATTACGCACGACTTAAAGGCTGCACAACAGGGAAAAAGGTTATATGCAAGGAATGCCGTATAAAGCAGCGTATCGAAAAGTGCAGATTGCAGAAAAAATGGGGTGCAGCAGGAATGGACGGCGGCGCTTGTCTGGGTTTTTCATGTGACAGAGACGACGAGCCTATAGAACAATGCAAACGCTGTATAGCTTATACGTCTTTTGACTGGGACGAGGAAATAGAAAGGCTGAAAATATGAAAAAGCAGAAAAAACAGGTAATTAAACAGCTGTTGCAATGCGTAGACACAGTAGGAACGTTGGCAATTATCCTTTTTATTAAGATTTCTATGAGGTGCAGTAAATTAAGATTGGTGGTGATTTGAACATGAAAAAAGTGTGCCTCAATACGGAAAGAATGCTTGACGAGGCGAATCCCCAAGATGATGATTATAATCTTTGGAAAAAAGTTTACGAGCTTATGAATGGGGAAGATGCTTTTGTTTATGAAAGCTCAATAGAAAAAGGCAAATGGGTCTTCTGTGGTCTGGTCGATGGGAAAAAGAATAAGGATCTGTTTTACTTGATCGAACAGGATAGCATGATTGGAAGATATATCGGAGCATGGGAGGAGTTTGAAGCAGACTGGGAAAACGGAGATTACGAACCCGATGGATGTATGTATTTGGATTTGAGAGATATTAAAGAAAATTAAGAATTTGGAGGGAGAAATAATAGTGGCAAAATTATCAAAAAAGAATATGAAAGAACTAAGAGAGTTTTGTTCGTTGGGGTGCGAATTCAGCGGAACAGCAGAAACTGTCCGAGAAATAGCGGATGAAGTTCTGCAAGAAAATGGTTGTCATAGCTGCCAATGCGATGATGCGACCGTTATAGATTTAGACGAAGATGTTGTTTGTACAGTTGAAGATTTTGCCCGGGAATTTTGGGAAAAGGCAGTTGAAAAAATATTAAATGTTGTGGAAACACAAGGAAGGTAAATGGAGATTTATCAGCTGCATCTATCATGTGAAAATCTTTGTGAAATCACGAGATAGTCAAAAGTTATATATGGAGGAGCTATGGAAGAGCGGAAAATTGAAAAGCTGTATGAACTTTTAGAAAGAGCTGAACGTGAGAAGGACACAGAAGCGGTAGCAGCGCTACGGTGGGTGATATTTCAGCTGGAAAATTAAGATTTAGGAGACACGATGAGAGTTGCATTGATTGACGTGGACGGTCACAACTTCCCCAGTTTGCCGCTTATGAAGCTGTCAGCATGGCATAAACGGAAAGGCGATTCGGTAGAGTGGTACGATCCGCTGACAGCATGGGCAGATCCACCGGACAGGGTATACATGAGCAAAGTGTTTACGTTTACGCCAGACTATTCGCATCCGGTATGTGCTGGGGAAATAATAAAAGGCGGAACTGGATATACATACCCGTCTGGCGGGTATTTGTTGCCGAAAGAAATTGAGCATATCTACCCGGACTATGGCTTATACCCGGATCTGTGCAAGGATACGGCGTATGGTTTTCTCACTCGTGGATGCCCACGAGGATGTGACTTTTGTATTGTCGGGCATAAAGAGGGGCGATGCAGCCGAAAAGTGGCTAATTTATCGGAGTTCTGGGCTGGGCAAAAGAATATAGTGCTTCTGGATCCTAATATGTTCGCCTGTCGTGACTGGAAAGATCTGAGCCAACAGCTCATTGCCAGCAGAGCATGGGTGGATTTTTCACAAGGGTGCGATATCAGAATCATGACAGCAGAGAAAGCCCAGTATCTCAAGGAGATGAAGATTAAACAGATTCATTTCGCGTGGGACCGGTATGAAGACAAGGATAAGATCATCCCCAAGTTCGAGATGTTTAAACGGCAGACTGAATGGGACTATCGAAAGATGAGTGTGTACGTGCTTTGCGGATTTAATACAGCGTTGGCGCAGGACCTGGAACGGATTTATACCTTGCGGGATCTGGGATACAGTCCGTATGTGATGATCTACGATAAGTACAAGCTGCGGCGTGGTGATGATCTCAAACGTTTGCAACGTTGGGTAAACTCGAGATATGCTTTTGCAGCAGTAAAACGATTTGAGGATTATAAGTAAAACTGAAATTTAGAGGAGGAAAGATAAGTAACTAAAAATACAATTAAATGTGAACAAATAGGTTCAAATATACTCAAAATCCAGAGTATTCGTTTGTGCTAACGTCAAAGCAGTCGGAAACGTCGAGAAGTAACCAGTGCAAGT